CCTTCTTCATCTTCTTCTTCGGATTCTTCATCACCAGAATCACCATCAGATGAACCTTGCGAATCATCTTCGCCATCATAATCATAATCATCTTCATCTAGACTATCAAAAAATTCTTCAGCCATTTCAAACTGTTCATCTTTAGAATAATTCCAAACTTTTTCAGTAACTCTTAAAACATCTTCCCAAGTTTCAACAGATTCTACTTCTTTTAGGAGAATTTGTTCTTGAGCTGAGAATGTAATACCGAGAATGTTATCACCAAGAGTACCGCCACTTTTAGTGAAAAGATTTAGACGATTGATGAATGACATTTCATTAATATCTTCATCTTTAATACCAAAGAAATCACGGTCGATTAGATTTTTGTAACCATCAACAAAACATTTACGGAGACCAGGATAACGGCGTTTAACTTTTTTCTCAATGCGAGCATCTTCAACAACATTTAAAAATGATTTGTATGCTTTACCTTTTGATTGAGCAGCATCGTGCCAACCATCCGCAGGAGTATAAAGTGCATGGCCAACCTCATGACCGCCTAAAAGATCATAGAGAGCGCCTGACATATTTTGCCAGATTGGGAGATATAATACACGATTTTTTGGGTCAAACTTGGCTGTCTGTATTTTTTGATGTTCAACCGTGAGGTTTTCAACAGCTAATAGTTTGACTAATTGGGATTTAGATTCGACACTAAAATTTGACATGAGTATATACCTTTTCTACTTTATCCAACCATTATACTACAAAAATGATCAATTGTCAAGATAAGTGTTGCTTGGAAACAACAGTCTGGAGGCGTTGTTGGATATATATAGGATCGGCTATATGATATTTTAATATAGAATTTTACAGCCGAGATTGGAGCGGTGGAGTGCTTTGCTCACCTAGATTAAGAGGGTATCTTGATCCGTACTATTACACACCGCATATTTAATACTATACTCTACTTATACTACTTTGTCAATACTTTATTTCATTATTACCGACCTACTTGCGATAGGTACTTTGCCTTAGTTTCTTCCCACGACAAGTAAATCAAATCGTCATAGAAAAGGGTTTCATGTGAAACTTTATCTTTCTTCTTTAAGAATCCAATTCGACCTTTGGCGTGTTTCTCTTTCCAAATCTTCACCAAGGCTGCATAAGAAGTATCAAAAGATTTTACCAACTGATCCTCTTTAATCTCACCACGCAGAAATTCATAAGAGTTATCATATAACGGACTGAAGTAAATTCCTCTAGCATGTTCGGTTCTAATCAGTTCTTTAGGTACATTCATTTTAGAATAAGTGTGTGATAATGATCGGTTTTTATGATCACGCTTATGTGGTTGACCTGATGCTTTTTTGGCAATATACCATTCAAAATATTTCTTTGTATAGTTCTTTTTCAACCACTCTCTAATTAAATATCGAGTATCTCGTTCAGGTTCGAATGATACAGAACCTGAGGTGAATCCCATTGGTTGCCAATGATCTAGATTATCATACTGTGAAAGGCCGCCAGCTTTAGTTTTGCCGTATAATGATGTTGTTGTTACGCCAACTAGTACGTCACCATATTGTTTCTTCCATAAATTTTGTACTTCATCCGATAAACAAAGCAACGCAAGTAGTTTACCACCAACATAATTATAACCTAATGGTTGAAATGGAACAATAGTAGAACCAATTGCTGTGTGATTGATCATACCGCCTTGCGTTTTCAATTCACGGGGCCAACCGATCTTTTCATCACGGGGTGTTAAATCAAGAAAGTCTGATGAGATGCAAACCACACCAAGGTATTTGCCAGTCTTGTTATCTTTAACAATGAAGTTGAGATTACGACCAATATTACTATTGTTTTTCATTGTCGAAATAAAGTTTCTGATAGTATTCCACTTTTCAGGCAATTCTTTATTTCGTTTTCTATCAACACTTATCTCAGTACCATCAATACCAATTTTGGTAGTTGTACCAGAATCATCTGTATATTCTAAAACGGGTTCAAGATCAAGATAGGAATCTGGATTTTCTGGAACCCATATGTTATGTTTAATCTCATTAACAATCTCTTGCTGAGTTGGATCAACAAGAAACACTTCTTCATCACCAAAAACTGTTCTACTTCTTTTAGTGGGATACTTTTGTTGAATCTCACACCATTTTTGATAGAGTGTATATTCTTTAACATCCATTTGCGAAACATAGGTCAAATCTTTAATGATTGTTTCACGCAGTTGTCCCTCATCTACATTGGTAAATGAATCTTCAGGATTTGCTTCCTGCCATTTCTGCCATTGTACTTCTACATCATCTTTAGGATCAAATGCGTATGCCATTCTTTTGCGCTCTGGTAACTTTCTTAATTCGTTTCTTTTGTTGTTCTCTTGCAATACTTAAAGCAACGGGTTTTACTTGTTGAATAAAGGACTGGCCATTTAAATGTTCTAACTCATGCATAAAACATCGAGCAGTTAAACCTTCCAACTTCATTTGTTTATTCTCACCAGTTTCGGTAGTAAATTCTACATTGATTGCTAGTGGTCGTTCTATTTTAACAAATAAACCTGGATAAGAGAGGCAACCTTCATTACTTTTTTCTATTTGTTCCGATACATGAGTGATTTTTGGGTTGATACAGACCAATTGGTAATCTCCATGGCCAATTACAAACACCCTTTGATACACACCGCATTGATTGGCAGATAGTCCAATACCTGAATAAAGTTTCATGGTAAGTTTAAGTCTTTGTACCAGTTTATTCATTAATGAGTTTGGTAATACATCGGTATATTCAGGTATACTTTTGTATAACATTTCAAATCCCTCACCATATAATGGCAAAGGTTCGATAACTTCATTCTGTGAAACTGCCTTACTTGTGTCTATAACTAAAAGTTCATCACTCATTTTATCACCTTGGAGAAATTCTTTACTTTTTCAAATCGAATAATATTACTAAATTTATCTTGTAGTATATCACCTTTATGTGAGATAACATACAGATTTACATCTTCTAACATGTGGAGAATCTTCATAAGTTCTTCTGTACCATTTGTATCTAAACTAGAATCAAACACCTCATCGAGTTTTAACAGATTGGTGTTAGATGAATTCTTTAACTTCTCAACAGCTCGCCAAGTTAACATCAATGCCATATCAATTCTTTGTTTCTCACCTTCTGAAAAGTTATTGTATGTAAACTCATCTCGATGCCGAGATTTGATAGTTTCTTTAAATGATTCATCTAAATTAAAGTTTACAAAGAAGTCCAGAGAAGCCAAATATTTGTTTACCAATTTATTAATAATAGGAAGATATTGTTTTACAATCTTGGTTTTAATACCTGTATCTTTTAATAAATTAAATGCTGCTTCATAATAAGTTTTCTCATCTATTAAACTTAATAAATGCTGTTTTAAGTCACTTAACGCTTCGTTTATTGAGCGTAATTCATCGTCATCTTTTTTGGTAGATGAACTCTTAGTACTCAACTCTACCAACAATTTTTCCAATCGTTTAATATATTTGTTTGTTTCAACAATCGATGTATTGTTGGTTGCAATTTTAATCTGTAAGCTTTGTATTTTCTTTTGCGTTTCGTTGATTGCCTGTAACTTGGTTTGTTCTTCTAATAGTTTTTTCTCCAACTCAGCAAGGCCGTGATCGCACTCATCAACCTTGGTAGAGAGAGCGGTAAGTTCTTTCTTTTTAAACTCCATGGCAATTGCTTGCCTACAGGTTGGACAATCATCATTGTGTTCGAAGAAACTAATATCTTTTCGAAATTTTGATAAGTTACTTTCAATTTGAGATTCGAGTTTTGTAATCTTTTTAACCTTAGCATCAGTTTCATCTTTTGCATCAACTAACAATTGTAGTTCGGTAACCGACTGAGAATATTCTTCAATCTGCGATGTTAAAGTAGAAATAGTAACAGTATTGTTCGCAATTTCATCCTGATATTCTTTTACCTTTTCATCATTATTTTGTTTCAGATCATCAATATGTTTTTTCTGCAAATCATATTTCTGTTGTTCTAAATCAATCTCATGCTTTTTATTTGTAGTTAAATCTTTGATGTTGGCCAATTTATCTTTAACTATACCATTCATAGTCGAGAAGATTTGTATGTCTAATAAATCTTCAATGATTGCTCGGCGATCAGTTGATGATAGTTGCATAAATGGTGTGAATGATGCACTACCTAAAATTACAATCTGAGTAAAAGATTTATAATTTAATTTGATGATGAACCTTTCGAGATACTCTTGGTAATCTCTAGAAGCTGCGGCTTGATCTACTAGTTCACCATTACAGTAGATTTCAAAAATATTAGGTTTAATACCACGAACAATCTTATATGATTTATTGTTAGTATCAAACTCAACCTCAACCACACAATCTTTATTATTAATAGAATTGACTAGGTTTGGTTTGTTAATATTTCTAAATGCTTTACCAAACAACGCAAAGCACAACGCATCAAGCATGGTTGATTTGCCTGATCCGTTTGCACCAACTACGAGTGTGTTTGTGTTATTATTTAATTTTAATTCTGTAAAGTGGTTACCAGTACTTAACAGATTTTTCCATCTAAGTGTACGAAATAAAATCATTCTGTGGTTTCAGTATTCAATGCCTCAATGTAAACTTCTTTCATAATTGATTTAAGTTTATTCGATTCTACATTTAGTTCGAGGCCATCAATATATTTGGACAAAATTGTCATGGTATCTTCTGCTTGATCAACAATGTCTTGATCTTCAATTGAATTGGTATCACTAAAATCTTCTACAATACCAATATCACTTATGCCAGATTTGTATAAGTTATCAATTACATAGTCAAACAGAAAAGGATTTTGTTTGTTTAATACTACAACTTTAACCATACTGTCTTTGTATTGGTCGTAGTCAACTGCCTTCCAATGTTCAAAATCGGTTTCACCGTCATCATAGTTGATCTTGTGAAACATCTTATAAGTATTTTGAATAAACTTTAAGTCACGGGTATCAGTATCGAAGATATGAAATCCTCTAGGATCATTAAAGTCCGCCCAAGTAATTTCACCTGGTGTTCCAACATAGGTGATGTTGCCATCGGTAGATTTGTGATGAAAGTGACCAGTTAGAACAAGATCATATCTTGAAAATAGTTTCCTGTCAATACCACCATGAGCAATATTGCCACGATCCATTTCAAACCCATCAATCTCAAAATGCCCAAAACAAATCTGTGATTTACTGTTCTCAATAAAATCTAATACTTCTTTTTCATTGTCATCACAAATCCAAGGCACAATATCAATTGGTATGCCGTCAAAGTCTAGGGTGGTAACTTTATCCCATACAGTTACATTATCATATTCATTTAATAAAAGTGTTGACGAATTAACTTCTAATGTATTCTTATATGAAACATCGTGATTACCTAAAAGTGTGTGTAGTGTAATGCCTTCTTCTTTGCATTTGTCAAAAAAATACTTACGGCATAAGTATAGTGAATTAAAGTTAATAAATTTTCGGCGATCAAATAAATCACCGAGTTGAAAAATGAAAGTGATGTTGTTTTCTTTTAAATACGGGAAGAAAATATTCTCGTAGAATTTCCTATAATAGTTATGGAATTCCAGAGAATCTCCTCTCATGCCAAAATGCGTATCACCCAAAATACATAATTTCATTTACTATAATCCTATTAATATAATCACACTATACATTATAAAACAACCAATGTCAAGCAATTTAAGGTAATTGTTTTTCTATTCCAACTTCTTCTAAAATAGATTCTGCATCCTCTTTACCTTTGGCTTTCTTTTTCTTTTTGTTTTCTTCAAAGGTATGAATAAACTCAGAGATATTATCATACAATTCAAACTGGCGAACATTACCATTTTCGTCCTCGTACATCTCACCTTCATCTAACAAACCAAATTGTTCGGTAGCTTTATACTTCACATACAATTGCTTTTTCTCTTTCATGATACGGCGAAGAAACGCATAGTAAATGATCTGAGTAAAATAAGCAAAAGGATTTTTAGACTTATCAGGATCAAAATTACGGAAATACATCAAACAGTTTTCAATGCCGTCTGAAATCATTTCATCTCGGAAAGAATATGATATAAAATTAGGCTTGCGTGACAAATGGTCAGCAATCTTCAAGAAACATTCACCAATATAATTTGGTATGGATGGTTCAGGTTTATTTTCATTCTTTGCCTTATCACAGTTTTCTCTGTAAGCTATTAAAGCCTGTAGAAAATCTGCGTTGTTTACATAATGTTTTGGTTTCTTCTCACTCATATTTACCTTCTTTTCGCTTGACTTAGGGCTTGACAACTGTTATTATCTCGGTGTTCCGTTTTAAAATTAATGTAACCTAATATTCTTTTTAGGTTTATATAATTCTTGTATTGATTCAATTTCATCTTCTTCCTCATCATCTAGTTCATCTTCATATACACCTTCTTCAGAATCATCTTCCAAAAATTGTCTTAGTGTTTCTTCTTCTTCTTTTTTAAATTTCTCTAAATTGTCTACCAACTTAACATAATAGTCTTTGATCATCAACTTAGGTTCAACAGTAGTCAAAATATCAGAGGTATAAATTGTTGCCGTATTATCTACTATCAATTCAGCAGGAAGCCAAGGTGCAATAAGCAATAAAGATCCATTCTTAATTCTTTTAAATATTACAGTCATAGGATCTTTTAACATTACCATTTTTGTTTCTAAATCTTCATAACATGTACAGATAATATCTTCACCACTTTGTAGTCTTATTAGTTTAATTTCAGGCATTTTTTAACTCTATGTTATAAAACTTGTAGTTGAATTTTTCATCATCATATATTTTAACACGTTCTATGAAATGTTTCAAGGTATAATTAGCATGTTTGCCTACTCTAAAGTCATCAGCAATATCAAACAATGTAGCTTCTGTTTTGTTATCACCAATTCTTAATCCTCTACCTATCGACTGAAGGTTACGAACTCTTGACTTAGAGGGTGATGCAAAAATGATATTATGCAAATTACGGATGTTAACACCAGTACTGAAAGTACCGTAACTTGCAACAATAATTGCATCGTTTTGTTTCTCTGTAATAGATCGTATAGATTCCCTAACTTCAACATCGGTGCCACCATATACGAAAAATACATGCCTTTTACCTGCAGCATCTTTGATACCATTATATAAATCTTTTCCATGTTTTTCCACTAACTGAAATAATATTAAAGTATTACCCTCTAATGAGAGTGTTAAATTTTTAATAAAGTCGTTTCTTGCTTTGTTTAATACAATATAGTCTTTCTCAGTATTATAATCCCATTGTCTAGACATTTTACAAATGTGTTCAGGGTATTTAAGTATTAAACATTTAATTTTAAAATCTGCTAATTGTTTATTATCAATTAATTGTTTAGTTGTTGTTGCTTGATACACCGGTCCAAATAGACCTTCAAGTACCAACTTGTGTGTTTGTGTTCCATCTAATGTGCCTGTACAACCAATTCTATATGATGCATTGGTTAAACCCGTCATGATTGATGCAAGTGATTTGGCTTTATAGAGGTGAGATTCATCACCCAATACAAAATCAAATTGTTCAAAGTATTCTTTTGGATATTTATAGATTGATTGCCATGTTACTATTGTCAACAACTTGTCTGTTGATTTTTCTTTACCTGCATACTGGCGATGCACATTTGATTCGGCATCATAACCATATGATACAAAATCTGAGTACATTTGTTCCACCAAGGAAGTGGTTGGAACAATCAATAGACCTTTTTTGAAGTCCGCTTCTTGTAGATAACGGAGTATAATATAAAGTATGAGTGACTTACCTGAACCTGTAGGTGATAGAATCATTATGCGTTTGTTTCTTACCGCATGTACAAACGATTGTAATTGATAATCACGAACTTCAATTGATTCTGGTAAGTTTAATGTTTTAATAAACTCTACAGCTTCAATCAATGAAAAGTTTTCTGTTATAGAAACCTTATCATCAACAGATATAGAATAGTTTCTCTCTTTGCAAAACTTTTTAATATAAGGAACTAAACCACGGTAAATAGTAAAAGTACGCAGATCAGCTAAGCGTATTTTGCCGTCCCAAAATTTAGATTTAAAAGCAGGAGAGAATTGATGGCCGGGAACATAGAAAGTAAAGTAATCTGAAAGTTCTTGCGCTAAACTTTTTTCACATTCAAATTTAACATATACTTCATCTAGTTCATGTATTAGTAAATTAGACACCTTGAATAAATTTTTCCCAGTCAATAAATGATTTTAATTCCCAAGCACGATTGTTTAATTCTTTCAATATGCTGGTACATACATCAACCATTTCTTCATTAATAAGTTTTGATGCTAACAAACGATTAACATCTTCGTCTGCTTCCATATATGTAGACAACTCGGCTTTGATCACATATGGAAAAGGTTCCCATCCACGTTTCTTTAATTCATCATCATCTAACTTGCCTGTATAATACTCCCACTTTAATTTTTTCATTTTATTATATTTAAACTCTGCCTCTTTAACCATCAAACGATGCTTAGACAATATGTTTAAATATTTACTATGAAGTTTAGGAATATCCAGTAAAGCTTTACCTGGTTCGGTGCGATCTATGTCCGCATCTTTAGTCCACATACTCAATAATTCGTCAAGTTTTTCCATAAAAAATCTCCTTACAGGAGATTATACACTAATTAAAATAACTTGTCAACATTATAATAGGCAAATCTGAATGATGCATC